TTCTCATTTTTCAATTAAACAGTGGATTATGTCAGACAGTATTGTTAACTGAAGCATATTCTTTGTAATGCTAATCTCCCATAACTGATTATTAAAAAGGTTATTGTGGCTGTTTGAGATATAATGACTTAGGACTATTTGACCAGTTTTTACCTCCTTACATTGCTGGTTTAACATGGAAGTCTTGCCAGAATAAAAGGCTCCGTTTACAAATAGTTTACAGTGATGGCTTATTTCAAAGTTTGTGTCAGGGGGAAAAGAAAAGATAATACATATCCTATTTATATCAGGGTAACTCACCTTCGTCAAGTAGGATATATCAAGACAAATAAGGTATGCAAAGCTAAGTTTGTCAGGAATGGTGATATAACAGACCCTTATATCATTAAAGACGTGTATGTCCAAATAGAAACTTATTTGGATCGTTTGAATCGTGTCAATACGGAAGGATGGGGTTTGGAGAGGGTTATGAATTTTCTTAAGAATGACCGGGACTCTATTTCGTTTTCCGACTTTGGCCGAGAGTTTATCTTGAAAATGGAGAATGAAGGCCGGGGAAGAAGTGCGAAAAACTATCTGTTAGCTCTTAAGAGCATGGAGAGTTACTTAGGTAACCGAAATATATCTTTTTCCGATATAACGTCCTTTTTTCTGAAGGATTGGATTTCTTCTATGAAAAACAGCAGACAGAAAAAGAATGCCTATCCGAATTGCGTGAAAACCATGTTTAGGGCAGGATGCGATAAATATAATGACTACGATACCGGTGAGATGCGCATCAGGCATGATCCGTTTCGTGTGGTAAAGATACCTCCTAAGAATATTGCAGACAAGAAGGCGCTGCCGGTAGATGTCCTCAGACGTTTTTTTGATGTTGATATTACCTCTTTGAAACCAAGTAAGCGAGGTATGCCACCAAGAGCATATATAGCCAAAGATGTATCATTGTTGGTGTTTTGCTTGGTCGGAATAAATACAGTGGATCTTTACAATTTGGGCAAAGATTGTTATAAGGATGGAAAACTCTGCTATAATAGAATGAAGACAAAGGGGCGGAGAGCTGATGAGGCCTATATTGAGATAGAGGTTCCGGATTTAGTAAAACCTTTGTTTCTTAAATATCAAGGAAGAGGGGACTGGCTGTTTAATTTCAATGAAATATATGCTTCGGATAAAACTTTTAATGATTGCGTGAATAGAGGAATAAAGGACATTGTGAGGTTGGGTGGTTTGCCTCCTGTTTCTACATATTCATTCCGGCATTCTTGGGCTACAATAGCTCAGGTTGTTTTTGAAGCTAGGTTAGATGTTGTTGGGTTATGTCTAAATCATGCGTCTCCACTCCGGGTTACGGCTGGTTATGTAAAAACAGACTTTAGTATCATTGATCGTTTAAATATTAAGATACTGAGGTATGTCTTTGAAGAAAAAATAAAAAAAGGCGGAAATAATTTGTAGATTAAGAAAAAGCCTCTATATTTGCGGTTGAAATAGCGAGTTGGATTTTGAATGAAAGTTTGAGATCCAACTTTTTGTGTTTATATATATTGTCTTAAACTTTCTTGTAAATATCCGATAAATAACCATTTACCTGGTGCCTTCCATAAAATTAGGCACAATGACAATATCTGTTTCAAAAAATATGTTGCTTGCGAAATTGCAGCAACTTTCTCGAATAATTCCGTCGAAATCTACGACTCCGATAGTATGCAACTACCTGTTCGAAATAAAAGATGGACGGTTGTTTATTACGACTGCCAATGATGAAGGCAGGATTACGGCCAGTTTGGAATGTATGGCAGAGGAAGATCTTTCAATCTGTGTTCCTGCCTCCATTCTTGATGGGCTGAAAACATTGCCGGAGCAGCCTCTTGATATTTATATCAATCCGGACAATAAATCGATTCTTATTAAATATTATGGAGGTAAATTCGAGGTCGTCGGATATGATTCGAAGCCTTTCCCGCAAAAGAAAAAGACAGAGATTCTTGACGAAATCCGGACTACGGCGGAAGAATTCAATAACGGCATCTCCAAAGTGATCAATTTTGCAGCTGCAGACGAACTGCGCCCTATTATGAACTCCGTATCTATTGAAACGGCTCCGGGAGAAATCATCTTTGTTTCTTCTAATGGACATGGGCTTGGTTTGTTTAAGAGAAAAAAACAATGTTGCACAGAGACCTGTTCGGTAATCATCAGCCGACAGATCGCATCTGTTTTGAAAGGGCTGATTCCGTTATCTGAAGAAGAACTAACAATTAAAGTAGGAAGCGATTGGTCGGAAATCTCTTTCGAGGATTACGAAATTTCTTTTCGTAATGTGGAAGGTCGTTATCCCAATTGGCGGGCTGTTGTTCCGAAATCCAACAATCTTGAACTGAAAACGGATACCAAATTACTATTGGGAGCCATAAAGCGCACTTCTGTATTTTCAAGTAAAGTATCATGCCTTATAAAGTTGAGTGTCCGTTATGATAAGCTTGTTGTATCGGCCCAGGACTTGGATTATTCCACTTCTGCGGAAGAAACCATTCCGGTAGAATTTGGAGAAAGGGAGTTTATTATCGGTGTGAAAGCGACTTTGATACAAGATATGATTTCTTGTATTGACGGTGATCGTTCGATACTTTCTTTCGGCACTCCCAGTACCGCTATTCTCATTGCCCCAGAGAAGCAAGCCGAGGGCGAAGAACTTACCTATTTATTAATGCCTATGACAATCCAGTAAGTTATGAAAGAGTTCAAAGATACAATACAGAAATATTTGGAGCAACGAGTTGCAGAAGATCCCTTGTTTGCTCCCAAGTTTGAAAATCCTAAAAAGAATATAGATGAATGCTGTCGTTACATTTTAGGAGAAGCCCGTAAACGGGGAGCTTCTGTCGTAATGAGTGATGCAGAAGTCTTTGGGATGGCCGTACATTATTATGACGAAGAGAATATCAAGATAGAAAAAGTTTCTGCCGGTTGCTCTATTTCTTCTAATCAAAAGGTAGAGTTGACGGAGGAGGACAAGAATGCGGCCCGTAAAGCGGCTATCAAACGGTTGGCCGAAGAGCAATACCGATTGCTCAAAAAGAAGCCTGCAAAGAAAAAAGCAGATGTAAATGTCCAACAAATGAGTCTGTTTTAATATGAAGCCGAGAACGAAATTGGAAAAACGGGTGACGGAGTTAAGTGGAAAGCTGCCTGCCATCACGAAGGAACAGAAAGACTGGGCCAAAAAGCATCTGTTTGACCATTTTGCCTACAAATGTAAGGATGAGCTATGGTGTTCCGAATGTGGTAAGATGTGGGTCAATACGAGTAAAGATAAATTGGGTGACAAAATCGAATGCCCTTATTGCCATCATCAATTGGACGTAAAGGTTAGCCGGAAGCAGAAGATCCGTGAAGAGGCGTATATGTCCATCCTGCAAGTGAAAGGCGGGTTCCAGGTGATCCGGCATATACTATGCTGGAAAAATGTTCGGAAGGAAACTTCTCCGGTGTATTATGATTTTACAGAAGTGGTTCAAGAGTGGATTCGTGAAGACGGAAAACGTACGATCATAGCCCGACCGATTAATATGGGAGGTAACGGATTTGCGTATAGTTCACCTCTCAGCATCAAAGGAGAATATGGAAGTAATCCATATCTATTACGGTGATTTGTATGCGATATATGGAGAGCTTTATCCAAGGAAAGAGCTGCTGCCGGAATTGAAAAAACGGGGACTGAATCGATGGTTCCCGGATGTAACCCCGTCAAAATTGATACGTGACTTGTTGAAAGGTGGAAACGATGTGGAACTGTGTCTCAAGACCGGGCAAATATCCATGTTGAAACACATGTATAAAACTGGCTTCTCCCAACTTCGCTATAAACCGTCGTTCAACATCTGCAACCGCAACCATTACATCATTAAGGACGCTTCTATGTGGGAAGATTATATGTCTTTACTATCTTATTTCGGCAAAGATATGCGTAACGCCCACTATGTCTGCCCTAAGAACCTGAAGACTGTACATGATAAACTACTAAAGATAAAACAGGAACGTGAAGCCAAGTTGAGACAGGAAAGGAATCGAGCACAAGCTATCAGTAAGCGCGAAAAGTTAATGAAGGATATAGCCGGCTTCTACGAGCGGATGGAAAAGTTCTTCGGATTGAGAATCGAAGAAGAGGATATAATCATCCGCCCTTTGTAAAGTGTCACCCAGTTTTATCAGGAAGGTAAGGCCATGCACCATTGTGTGTATCAGAACGGATACTACAGGCGGCCGGAATGCTTGATATTGTCGGCAAAGGACACGGCTGGAAAACGATTGGAGACGATAGAGGTTTCATTGAAGACACTGGATGTCATCCAGTCCCGATCCGTTTGCAATGGTGTAAGCAAATATCACGACCAGATAGTAAAGCTGGTGAAGAAGAATATGAACCTGATTCGTCAGAAATTGATAGCATAAAAGATTTAGTTGAATGGAATATATAGAATTTCTAAGAAATAAGATGGCTATCAGCCATCAAACAGGATTTGAAATTAATTCGGAAGAAATTACCCCGACATTATATCCTCATGTAAAAGATACCGTTCGTTGGGCGGTTGCCGGTGGATGCCGTGCTATATTCTCCAGCTTCGGTATGCAAAAGACAGTCACCCAGCTGGAAATACTTCGGGTAATCTTGAACCATAAAGGAGGCAAGGGATTGATCGTTTGCCCTAAGCGTGTGGTAGTCGAGTTCCTAACACAAGCGGAACAACACTTGCACATGAAAGTAACCTATGTCCGAACTATGGCAGATGTGATGATATGTCCTACCGACATCATGGTAACAAACTACGAACGTGTGCGTGATGGTGAGGATGGAGTGAGAATAGATCCGTCCTATTTTACTGCAACATCATTGGATGAAGCCAGCGTGTTGCGCGGATTCGGCACCAAGACCTATCAGGAGTTTCTACCGTTGTTCTCGGGTGTCCCTTACAGGTTTGTTGCTACGGCTACACCTTCGCCAAACAGATACAAGGAACTTATACATTATGCTGGTTATCTTGGTGTGATGGACACCGGACAGGCTCTTACTCGATTCTTTCAGCGAGACAGCACGAAGGCGAATAACTTGACACTTTATCCGCATAAGGAAAAAGAGTTTTGGTTGTGGGTATCTACATGGGCGTTGTTCCTAACCAAGCCTTCCGACCTCGGTTATCCGGATACTGGCTATGAGTTGCCTGAACTCCGCGTACATGAAGAGATTGTGAATGTGGACAATTCTACGGCTGGAGCTGATCGTGACGGACAGGTGAAAATGTTTCGTGAGGCTGCTCTCGGACTTGCTGACGCGGCAAAAGAACGCCGAGATAACATGCAGGAAAAGATTGCCCGTGTGGTAGAGATAATCAATCGCCCGGAAAACAAGGACGACCATTTCCTTTTATGGCATGACTTGGAAGCTGAACGGCTGGAACTATGCAAAGCGATTCCTGGTTGTAAGGCTGTCTATGGTTTACAAGACGATGAAGAAGCCGACAAGGTAATATCCGACTTCAAAGATGGCTGGCTGAAATACCTTGCAGCTAAACCGGAGATGCTTGGTGAAGGTCTGAACTTCCAGTATCATTGTCATAAAGCAATCATGTTCATTGACTACCGCTTCAACGATAAGTTCCAAGCGATAGCCCGTATATACCGCTTTATGCAGCAGCATCCCGTTGATCTCTATCTGGTCTATGCCGAAAGCGAGGGTGAAATATTTAAGAGCTTCATGCAGAAATGGGCACAACACCGGGAAATGGTCGCAAATATGACTGATATTGTCCGGCATAACGGTTTGTTCGGTTTGCAGGCCGAGGAAAAGATGATGCGCTGGATGTTCGCCAGTCGGGAAGAAAAATCCGGAAAGTTATGGAAAGCAATCAATAACGATAATGTATTGGAATGTCAGAAGATGGAAAGTAACTCTGTAGATCTGATCGTAACCAGTATCCCGTTCTCAAATCATTACGAATACACGCCTACATACAATGACTTTGGGCACAATGAAGATAACGATAAGTTCTTTGAACAGATGGATTATCTTACACCAGAGTTAATGCGCATTTTGAAACCGGGTCGGTTGGCCTGCATCCATGTGAAAGATCGTGTTTTGTTCGGCAACGCCACGGGGGACGGTATGCCAACTATTGACCCGTTCAGCGAAATGACAGTATTTCATTACATGAAGCATGGCTTCCGATATATGGGGCGCATTACGGTCGATACTGACGTGGTGAGGGAAAACAACCAGACCTACCGTTTGGGCTATACCGAGATGTGCAAGGATGGTTCCAAGATGGGAGTCGGATGCCCTGAATATGTATTGCTATTTCGCAAGTTGCCTACCGATACCTCACGTGCTTATGCCGACCGGCCTGTTAAGAAGGATAAGAGCGAATACTCGCTGGCCCGTTGGCAGATCGATGCCCATGCAAGTTGGAAGTCTTCCGGCAATTCATTGTTGTCATACGAAGATATGAAAGGTGCTGGAATAGATAAGATTCGGCATTTGTTCCGTAACTACGAACGTGAGCATATCTACAATTATGAAGAACACGTGTCTTTTGCGGAAGAGTTAGAAGCATACGGAAAGTTGCCCAAAACATTTATGGCCGTTGATCCTGTGAGTAAAAAAGATTGGATATGGGATGATGTAATTCGTATGCGAACGCTTAACACAAAGCAATCACAAAAGAAACGACAAAATCATATTTGTCCTCTTCAGTTAGATATCGTTGAAAGGCTGATTGAACGGTACTCGAACAAAGGAGAATTGGTATTTGACCCGTTCGGAGGTATCGGTACTGTCCCTTATTGTGCTATCAAGTTGGGTCGTAGGGGACTTTCAACAGAACTCAATTATGATTATTGGAAAGACGGGCTTTCTTATCTGCGGGAAGCGGAGAACGAAGTAAGTGCTCCTACATTGTTTGATTTAATGGCTATATGATTATGAAACAATACAATAATTGGGAAGAAATAGACAAAGACACAGACGGACTTGTTACTTCATTGACTTACATTGTCCTCTTCGTAAATGATCAAGTTTATAATTACGCACTTAATATTTACGATAGTTGCCGTAATACTCCATACTACAGGCGTGGAGTAAAGAAGAACATAAACGAATTGAAAAGATTCATGGAATCGTACAATACAAACATTTGCAGGATTGCGAATGTCAATGTTGAAACGCTTGCGGTTATAACGCAAAGCATGGAAGACGATATTAAACCTCATATCGACAAATACGGGTTTGCCATAAGTCAGACGCTTTTAAATAATGGATGTTCAGGAGAACTGAACCATCTAATATCAATCGCTTCTACTATTGATATGTTATGCCAAACATCCAAGATTACAATACGTGATTTTTACATATCAATGCGAAAATTGGTCCCAATAGCTGTGAATCCTTTGGCTTGGCTGTCTATTGACAAAGCCATGTTTTACGCAAGAATGATAACGGATAATCTAACCCCAAAGGATGTAAGCATTAATTTGAACGATATACCTGCTATATCTACGGCATTTCAAGCTATTGCCAATAAAATGTTAAGTCCGGATGTGTTTGAAAAGGCGTTTAATGAATGCCTAACAAGATAGTGAAATGAAAAAGTTATTATACATAGACCTTTTTTGCGGTGCCGGTGGAACTTCTACCGGCGTGAACACAGCGCGTCTTCATGGCGAACAGTGCGCAGAAGTCATTGCGTGTGTCAATCACGATGCGAATGCCATTGCGTCACACGCTGCAAATCATCCGGACGCGCTTCACTTCACAGAAGACATCAGAACGCTTGAACTGTCACCACTTGTGCATCATCTTCAGAAGTGTCGCACGAAGAACCCTGACGCACTTGTTGTGCTATGGGCATCGCTTGAATGTACGAACTTCAGCCGTGCAAAAGGCGGTCAGCCACGTGACGCAGACAGCCGGACACTTGCAGAACATCTTTTCAGATACATCGAAGCAATAGACCCCGATTATATTCAAATCGAGAATGTCGAAGAATTTATGTCGTGGGGTGAACTTGATGAAAACGGAAAGCCGGTGTCAAAAGACCGTGGCAAGTCATATATCAAGTGGGTGAACAACGTGAAGAAATACGGCTACAACTTCACGCATCGCATACTGAACGCAGCATACTTCGGCGCATACACATCGCGCAAACGCTTCTTCGGCATCTTTGCGAAGAATGGTCTGCCGGTTGTGTTCCCGAAACAGACACATTGCAAGACAGGTGCAGCAAGTTTGTTCGGCACAATGCCGAAGTGGAAGCCAGTGCGTGAAGTTCTTGACTTTGAAGATGAAGGCAAATCAATCTTCAACCGAAAGAAACCGCTTGCAGAAAAAACGCTTGAACGCATATATGCCGGACTGATTAAGTTTGTCGCAGGTGGCAAAGATGCCTTTATGGTGAAATACAATTCGATGAACCAACGCGGAAAGTATGTGCCGCCGTCACTTGATGAACCCTGCCCCACTATCGCGACACAACAGCGTCTTGCACTTGCATCAGTGTCTTTTCTGTCAAAGCAATTCAGCGGTCAGCCTGACAGCAAGAACGTGTCTGTCGAAGAACCGGCAGGAACAATAACGACTATTGACCACCACGCATTTGTGAAAGCGCAATTTATTGTAAACTATCGCTTCAATAATACAGGTCATTCTATTGAAGACCCAGCACAAACGATATGCACGGTAGGTCAAATTGGTGTTGCATCTTGCAGTTTCATCGCAAATGAGTATTCGGGCGGTGGTCAGCTTTCAAGCATCGAACAGCCCAACCCGGCTGTGCTGACGAACCCGAAGCAGAAACTTGTCACCGTGAAGCAGCACTACTTGATGAACCCACAATTTGCGTCAAATGGTGGTTCTGTCGATAAACCGTGTTTCACGCTCATCGCAAGAATGGATAAAATGCCGCCATATCTTGTCACGACTGAAACCGGCGAAGTCGCTATTGAAGTCTATGAAACAGACAGTCCTATGACTGTCAAAATCAAAGAATTTATGGCACTTTACAACATCATAGACATCACTATGCGTATGCTGAAGATTGATGAACTGAAGCTGATAATGGGTTTCCCGAAAGACTACGAACTTATTGGCACACAGGCAGACCAAAAGAAATTCATCGGCAACGCAGTTGAAGTGACTATTGCCAGGAAGTGGTGCGAAGCACTATGTGAAGAAATATACAATCGTAAAATCAAACAATTAGCATAATTATGAACCGGAAAATCAAATTCAGAGGGCGTATAACTAAATCAACCGAATGGGTTTATGGGTCTCTTATTGTTTATCCTGATGGGGAGTACAACATACTTTCTCAACGAAAAGAAAATTCATCTAAGATGGATGATTGGTGCGTTGATAAACAAACCGTTGGCCAGTTCACGGGCTTGTATGACAAAAATGGACAAGAAGTATATGAGGGGGATATTGTTAAAAGAAAAATTATAAAAAGTGATTTCTATCCTGAACAATATATGCCTCACATAAAGGAACAACATGAGACAAAAAGATGGGTTGAATCTCAAACGGGAGTTATAAAAATGTGTCCAGAAATACGCTTTGGGGAGGAGTTTATAACTCGGATGCCTAAGCAAAAAGATATAGATAATGGTATTATTGATAATTTTGATTATGAAGTCGTTGGTAACATATACGACAACCCAGAACTACTGAAAGGAGGCACGAAATGATTAAGGCTTTAATATGGGCGATAATATCGCTTTTGATGCTATTTGTCATGACATCTGGAATATCTTTCAGCTCAAACCATTTCGTATAGACATTACTTATCCATATTTCGGATTAGGAATTGTATTGACCGCCATAGGGCTTACCCTGTGTATCGGATCAGCGTACTACTATGGAATCTCAAATAACCAATACAAAGATGGCTATAAGAAAGGATTTCATGCCGGCGTTGAATATGTTATAGAATTTGCAAAACAAAAAAAGAATGAAGAATGAGCATAAATAAAGTAATCCTTCTCGGTTATGCTGGAAAGGACCCTGAAGTGAAAGAAGTTGCCGGGACAAAGGTCGCCAATCTATCGCTTGCTACAACGGAGAAAGGCTATACCCTTCAAAACGGGATCCAGGTTCCAGACCGCACGGAATGGCATAGTCTTATCTTTTGGAAAGGTCTGGCCGAGGTCGTAGAAAAGTATGTCAGGAAGGGTTCTCAAATCTATATCGAGGGCAAGATCAAGACCCGGCAGTATGAGGATAGAACGGGATCAAAGCGGTATGTGACAGAAATATTTGTTGATAAGCTGGAGTTATTGGGAAGTAGACTTGCCCAGCAAGAAGCCAGTCCACAATCGAAACTCTATCAACCTGAACAATCAAGAGAAGATCTTCCATTCTAAAAAATACAAGAGGCAACGCTCCGAACCACCAGTAACGTTACCTCCCCACACGATTATTTAGTACAAATATACTATTTACTTCTAAATAATTGTGCCATGTTTTCAGAAATTGCGGAAATAAAATCAATTAGAGAGCAGAAATCAAAGTTATCGGAAAGGGAAAAAGAGCTGACAGAACCTATATTGACGGACCTTGATATGATAGGAATGTTATATCGGTGGTTCCAAGAGATTATTTCTCAAAAGGAGATATTTAGGTCAGGGAATGTTACCCAACGAAAGAAATTCATTTTTATCATCTTGTTTTTGTATTCTCCGAGTACCCTTGCCGGAGGAAAGATGAAAAATGGCCTTCGAGATAAGCTGGCGGAGGTTTTAGGTGTAAATGCCCAGACAACCATATCCAATAACCGTAATAACTTGGTTTTCTCTTACCAGCTGTACAAGTATTTCCGGCAAGATGTGGATTGGATATATGGGGAGATGATGGAAAGGATAAAGCCGGAGAAGTAGGTCGGCTTCGTTAATTGTTAAAAGCAACAAATATGTTACTGTTTTCTTTGTGGTTACTTTTGTGGTTGTAACAAAAACGTTATATTTGTGGCGTCAATTAAAAAGTTCTTTGATTTTATGAAGTATTCAGAGTTTTACAAATTGATTGAATCAGCAGGCTGGACAATCAAAAAGGGGACGAACCATTACAAATATGTTCATCCCGACTTTGACTACTTTATCCCTGTCGGTAGGCATCCGGCAAAAGAGATTCCAAACGGTACTCTTGATAGTATGATGAAAAAGGCGGGGTTAAAGAAGTAAAAGGACTGCACCCACCGAAGTGGGTGCTTTAATTGACGAAATTAAAAATGACACGATTATGAAGAAGATTAAGGCGATTATCGAAAAGGCGAATGATGGAGGTATTTCTATTTATTCGGAAGACGTGAACGGCGCGTATGGTTTCGGTCTTACGGAGCAGGAAGCCAAAGATGATTTCCTGTCTGTACTGGAAGAACAGGCTGAATATTACAAAGAGAAACATGGTGAGTTTCCTGTGTGGTATAAGTCTGGCTATTCTGTTTCGTATATTTATGATTTGAGTGGATTCTTCGAGGCATTCCCTTTCATAAATGCCAGTAAGTTCGCAAAGGAAATTGGATTGAACGAGTCCGTTATGCGAAAATACAAAGGAAAGATCGTTACAGCTTCCGAAAAGCAAAAGGCTATAATCCAAGAGGGGTATAATAATATCCTCAAAAGAATGGAAGTTGTCAGATTCTGATATTCCAGCCGTGAGGCTCTGATATAAAATCGAGAACTAATTGACAACAGAAGGCGCATCGTTTTGGTGCGCCTTTATTGCTTTTAATGAGGTTATCAATTAGTGAGCCAGGGGTTAGTGCTCCGGCTTAATTTTATAGAATAAGTTTACATCTATATCTAGATTTGTATATAATGTTTCTACTCCTTCTTTCAACAGATTATCACACATTTGCTTTAATATAAATTCCGTAGGAAACAATATTTCTTTAGATGATACTTCGTCAAAATGGTGATACAGGGCATTGTCATTGCCAACATAAACTTTAGGAAAGTTGTTTCCTTTGAATTGGTCAGATGTAATATCTACATCAAAGCCATCGCAATGCACCCATGTATGAGGATAGTTTCTATAGAATGGAGTTTTTTGCCTTATTTCAACAAAGTGAGATTTTTTGCATAATATATCGTAAATCCATATAGAACTAAGTGCGCAAAAACCATTAGGGAAAGATGTGAAGTATCCACGTTTTTGACATTGCTCAACTTCTTTTCTGATGTTCCATGCAATATTGTATATAGTTTCTTTCTTCATATTTTTTATTTATAGTATTCTTTCCCACGTATATTCTTATGCTTTGGCATACATGGTTCTCCATCAAAATGGATTTTACCTCCACAATGAGGGCAGGTGATAGTGTCTGAATCATTCCTAAATAAGTCAGGAATTTCCACCCCTAAAGCGTCAGCTATATCAGCAAGCCTATCAACGCTGAATTTATTTCTTGCTATAGCTTGCGAAAAAGATACAGGCTGTATTCCCAATTTATCAGCCAATTGAGCTTGTGTAATGCCTTTCTCTTTACACAACTCTTTAATTCTTAATTCTGTATTTGCCATAAATTATGATTTTTGATGCAAAGATATATAATATAGTGTATATGCGAAAGAAAAGTTTGATAATTATTTGTTTTAGCTATATTTTATGTGAATGAATATAAATTTAGTGTCTATGCTATGTAAAATGTATTTAATATAGTATATATACATAATTTATATTTGCTTATTTCGTATATATACTATACCTTTGCATCATCAGAAACGAAGTAATAACAATTAAAAGATATATGATTATGGCAACATCAGTAATTAAACAAAGAACAATAGAAAAGTTCATCATGTCAGAGTTTGCACAAGGTAACTTAGATACACAAGAACAAGTAGCCTGTATGATTATCTTGATTCAGAAGAAGCTGAATATGTCAGTAGAACAGGCTGGTGACTTCGTAAGAAAGGCAATAGGTATTAACGCTTAAATACATACGATTATGAAAGCAGATTTAGTTTTAGTTATCAGCCCAGAAACACCACTGATGAAACAATTGGGCAAAGTATTAGGCAAGTTATGTTCTATGTGTGATTTTTCTACCATAGAAAGAGGCGAAAAGTATGTCACGATACAACATGATGAAACCGGGCTTGTAGTGGCTTATACGAGTGAAGAACGGTTGAATGTGAAACATTAAATAAGATTGATTATGAACTCAATAAACAAAAACGGTTGCAGCGTATGTCAACCCGGTAAAGAGAATTACACTACCTACAACACCAGGTTGAGAGGTAAAAGAGTGAGAATGTACCAGTATGACTATCGTACTGAAAGTGGTGAACTATTTTCTTGTTGTGCGCCTACCTTAGAGGTATGCAGAGAAAGACGGGATAAATGGCTCAATTCGCAACAATAAGTCGATTGTTGCGTATAGCGGTTGAAGATGTTTCGTTATCTTTGGTTGTGGTAGTACCTTTGGGATACTATCGCGGGGTGTAGCAGTGGTAGCTTTTCACTTTGACTTGGTGAAGGTCGGTTGTTCGATTCAGCCCCCCGC